TCCACATTCTGTTAGATCAGTATTGAGATTGTGGGGAGTTACTAACACTAACTCCCCCATTCGTTCGTTATCAGCAGTGCCCCCGATTATGCCCCCCCCGTATATAAAATCAATGGGTCCCAGTAAGCTATAAACGACCCAGATCGACTTCGTTATTTCTCTCTCATAAAAAATTTTTTTCATATATAAAATCAATGACAGAACTCAAAAATATGCAAAAAAATCCCGAGGAAAATTTTACGACTGTAGAGGTCGATCCAGTGACTGGAGAGTATTATGTTGTGATACCACAGTGGATTTGCGATGAGAAGGGGTGGTATGAAGGCACGGAGATTAATATTGAAGTTGAGAATGATTGCATTGTAATCACAAGTATTGACTGAGCATAGATAATACTGTATGATACTGATGTAGTTACTTACAGTTATGGCTAAAGGATTTACTGTTAAAGCAAAAGCACCGACGCCTTCTCAGAACACGCAAGAGTGGGATTATGGGAAAGCAAAAGAAATGGTAAGGGGTAAGGCAATTGTATTTTGTCTTCCTGGTAGAGGTGTTTCATATACTTACTTAAAGAATTTTGTTCAACTTTGCTTTGACTTAGTGCAAGCAGGGGCGAGCATCCAGATTTCGCAAGACTATTCCTCCATGGTTAACTTTGCAAGATGCAAGTGTCTTGGAGCAAACGTTCTGCGAGGACCGGATCAACTTCCCTGGGATGGTAAGTTGGAATATGATTGGCAACTTTGGATTGACTCTGACATTGTATTCAATACTGAAAAGTTCTGGCAATTAGTTCTTATGGAGAAGGATATTGCAAGTGGATGGTATTGCACAGAAGACGGCAGAACGACCTCAGTGGCGCACTGGATGGAGGAGGATGACTTCCGTAACAATGGTGGAGTAATGAATCACGAAACGCTTGAGAGCATCTCCAAGCGTCGTAAACCGTTCACTGTGGATTATGTTGGATTTGGATGGTTGCTGATTAAGAAAGGAGTCTTCGAGAACGAAGGCATGAAGTATCCTTGGTTTGCACCAAAGATGCAAGTCTTTGAGTCTGGAGAGGTTCAGGATATGTGTGGAGAGGATGTAAGTTTCTGTCTCGATGCGATTGCATCAGGATTTGAGATTTGGTGTGATCCTCGTATCAGAGTTGGTCACGAGAAGACTCGTGTGATTTGATGAAAAAGCAGACGAAGTATACAATTCTCCATAAAGGGAATGTTTTATACAAGAACTTGACGGAAGAAGAATACTTTGATATGATGGATGACCTGTCAGTGGAATACTATCAGACAGGTTCTCCAAGACCTCAAGATCTTGAAACAAAAATTTTAGAATTTTAAAAAGGAGCACTAAGTATTATGGCAGTTCGTTCGAAAGTGGGTCTGAACAAAAGCAATTTTATGCCTGGGAAGCCTAAAAAGTCTCGTCAAGGGAACGGAAAGAATACCAAGTATGCGGCGACCTCGCGTAACTCGGCTCGCAAAATGTATCGAGGGCAAGGTAAAGGATGAGTTGTTTAATCACCAATCTCCCATCGCAAGAAGTATGGGTTCGTAAGGAATATCTTACAGATCATCAAAGTGGGTATGGTGAATTTGTCAAGGGCGTCTGGGTATCGGCAAAGTCGATTCCTGGGCGTGCTTTTTATTTTGAGACCTATTTGCCAGAATATGCGGCAATGTATGACAAATTACCCATCAGCGCCTTTTTATCTCGCCCAGAAACACCTGATCCTGATATGAATTTACCAAATTTACAGTTTTGGAACTGTATGGATTATGGTGTAGTTAGTATTGACAAAAAATTCATTGAAAGCATGGATTTTGAGTGTTATACACGCGACTTTGGTGTTCAAAAAGGCACTTATATTTGCACGATTGACAATTATCACCGTGATCCAGACATGGTAGACTGGGCAACAAGTGAAAATCCTGCCGAACACAAGTCTCATAACCTTATTGAACTGAATAATGGTCAATATGCACTGTATCCAAACAATCGACTACGCATTTTTGACAATAGTTTGACACCTGCAGAACCAAAAATGCCCGATTTTAAGGTTTCGACTCAATATTATCAGGTAGAATGTGGTTATGATCGTCTTGGTATGGGTGATGAGGACGAATATCACTGGAAAACTGCTCAAGAACGTGAAAATAAATAGCGATAAGGGATAGCAACCCCTCTAAAAGTTCTGATTTGTATGAATCAGGAGCTAAAATGGGAAATTCGCCTGTGGATAGAAACAAAGAATACATGAGGGAGATGTGGGGAACCACAAAACTCGCCTCAGACTATGGTTCAATGCAACAAAAACCAAAAAGAGTGCTTACAGAAGTGATGCACGACCTTGCACCACGTCATGATCTCAAAAAACAAACTGAATTACATGAAAAAATTCGTAATGATGAAGATTATGATGATTGGGAGTACGGAACCGAACCTTCTTATGGAACTGGGGTATAAATAAGTTCAGAAAACTCTAACCAAAATGGCGGTTCAAAGGATATCAAGATCATTTAAAGACATCAGTTTATCCTTTGTTCCTCATCCAGTAACAAAGGATCTGCAAATATTAAAAAATGAGAACGCGATTCGCAGATCTGTAAGAAATATTGTTGAAACTATCCCCACAGAAAGATTTTTTAACTCATTATTGGGTTCTGATGTGAGGGATAGTTTGTTTGAATTTGTTGATTTTGGTACTGCATCTGTTATTCAGAGTCAAATTTTGGTTGCAATAGAAAACTTTGAACCAAGAGTTGACAATGTTGTTGTTGAAGTAGATCCTCAACCAGATCAAAATTCATTCAATGTGACTGTTATCTTTGATATTATTGGGCAGGAGTTTCCGACACAAGAATACTCATTCCTATTAGAGGCAGCAAGATAATATGCCTTTTACTAAGTTTACAAATCTAGATTTTGATCAGATAAAGACTTCAATCAAGGACTATCTTCGTGCAAACAGCACATTTAGTGACTTTGATTTTGAGGGATCTAATTTTTCGGTCTTAATCGATACGTTAGCATATAATACTTACATTACGGCATTCAACTCAAATATGATTGTCAACGAATCCTTTTTGGATTCGGCAACACTTCGTGAGAATGTCGTTTCTTTAGCAAGAAATATTGGATATGTACCACGCTCTAGAACGGCAGCAAGAGCGACAATATCATTTACAGTATCAACTAGCGAAGACACGCCTACACTAACGTTACAAAGGGGTCTGGTGTGCGTAGGGAACGCAAATGATACCACCTATACGTTTTCAATACCAGAAAATATCACCACTACCGTTGTTGATGGTGTCGCAACATTCAACAATATAGATGTTTATCAAGGAACGTATTTGACAAAAAGATTTGATTATGATGGATCTCTTGATCAAAGATTTATTCTAAACAATTCCTATATTGATACTTCTACACTTTCAGTATATGTGAGAAAAACATCCGAAAGTGGTTTGGGGATTGAGTATTCGGCAATCGATAATATCTTAGATACCACTGCCGATTCCAGAATCTATATTCTTCAAGAAGTTCAAGATGAAAAATATGAGATAAGATTCGGTGATGGTATTATTGGAAAGAAACTTGGTGATCAAGTTGGTGGTGATGGAACCGTAATTACGGCAAATTATATTATCACAGATGGAGAAGATGGTAATGGTGCCAGTGTTTTCTCCTTCTCCGGAAGTATTGTTACTGCCTCCAATACTTTGATTAATTCTGGCAACATAACAATAACAACAAATCAGGCATCTCAAAATGGTTCTAGTATAGAACCAATAGATTCTATCAAATACTATGCACCAAGAATCTATTCTGCACAAAACAGAGCTGTTACTTCAAGAGATTATGAGGCAATTATAAAAAGAATATATCCAGAAACTGAATCGGTTGCTGTTGTTGGCGGTGAAGAACTAGATCCACCAGAGTTTGGTAATGTTGTTCTGAGCATTAAACCAAAGAATGGTAGTTTCGTTTCTGATTTTAATAAGTCTAGAATATTGAGTCAGTTGAAACAATATACCGTTTCAGGAATTAATCCAAGAATTATTGATCTCAAAATTCTTTATGTTGAGGTAGATTCTTCTGTCTATTATAACAATACACAAGTTTCAAGTGCAGACTCATTAAAAACTAGGGTATTGAATAGTTTAACGAAATATTCAGAATCACTAGACCTTAATAAGTTTGGTGGAAGATTTAAGTATAGTAAGGTTCTTCAAGTAATTGATACTACTGATACTGCAATTACATCCAATATCACCAAGGTTAAAATTAGAAGAGATTTGAAAGCATCTTTAAATCAATTTGCACAATACGAATTGTGTTTTGGAAATCAATTCCATGTTAATCCTACTGGACTTAATATTAAATCCACAGGATTTAATATTTCGGGAGAATCATCCACAGTATATCTGACAGACACTCCCACAATTTCTTCAAATGGAAATACTATAACAAATGTTACTTCTGCAGGAGATGTTTTCCTCAATAGACCAACCAATGTTTCTGCAAAAACTGGTGTTATTTCAGTAGTCAAAATTGATAGTAATGGCAATAGGACTGTTGTTATTAAAGATGCAGGAACAGTTGATTATGTGAAGGGTGAAATTATACTGGGAACAATTAATATAACTTCCACAACAAAAGCAAATGGAATTATTGAGATACAAGCATTTCCAGAATCTAATGATGTTATTGGACTGAAAGACTTATATCTTTCTTTTGATGTTT